GGTACTTAACAATAGGGTACCTTGATTGAAAATAATATGAAAACTATCTGTAGTTTTTGGTCTTGTCTGCAATCTTTTTTGGTTGTTTGACGAACTGTTGACCGGACTTTGTGCCTTTACGTTTGGCAGCACTGGTCTTGGCGTACTCTTTTGACGTAAGAGATTTAATAGCTTTTGCTGGTAGGTAGCGTTCACCTGTTGCTTTGGGTCCTTGGGTGGATGGTTTACCTGATTTGGTAGTCCATTTTTCTTTGGTCCATTTGGACAGGGATTCTTGTTTGCTGGTTTTTGCACCTGTGTATCCGCCACCTGCAGCCTTGTATTTTTGTGCTACTAGTTGGGCTTTGCGGGCAGACCATTGTCCTGCGTTGCCACCTTGGGTTCCTGCCATTACTCGGTTTTTGATTTTGTTTCGAAGCGAGGGGTTGGTGTATGTCATGAACCTTTAACCCATTTTTTGTTGTTTGGTTGGGCTGTTTTTGATGAAGACCATTTAACTTTGTTTGCCCAGTAGGCGGCACTCATTGGTCCTTTGGAAATGTTTTTGGCGTGGCGAGATTTGAAGGCTTCTCGTTGTCCTGCGGTTTGGTTGGTTTTGACACCTTGTTGACCAAAACGAATAGTTTTTATTTGACCAGCAGATTTAGCTACAACAATGTGGGATTTGGTTGGGTGTCCTGGAGTTGCTTTGGGTTTGTTGAAACCGGCTACTCCTGCCCGTGTGATTCGTGAGTCTTTTTTGCTTGTTGCCATTGTTTCCTACCTTGTGTATTCAGCAATCACCGAAGGTGATTGCGTTTCTCTTCTAGTAGCTTTGGGTGTTCCGCTCTTGGGTCGCTCACGGTGTTCCGCTCCCCCCTGGTACTGTTACATTTCTTCGTTACCTAACCCACAGTGAGTACACAACCACTCTGAGTGGTGTAACAAACGCACCTTTAGATGATGAAACAAAACGAAGAGATGACCCTCACTGCACCGCAGGAGAAGTATTTGGATTGGCTGTGCACCGCTCCGTCGGAGCGTGTGCCAGCTTCGAAGAACAAGTATGCGTTGGAGAACACAGTTGATATATCAACGATGCGTAGGTGGGAAAAGAAAGACATCTTTCGCAGTCGCTGGAAGACACAGGTGGATGACATCCAGGGTTCGCCAGAGCGAACCCAGAAGCTTTTGGACAACCTGTACAACAAGGCCCTGGAAGGTGATACCAAATCCGCTGAACTGTATTTGAAAGCGACTAATCGGATGGCTCCGCCATCAGTAACGATTAGCTCTAATAAGAAGACAGTGGATTTGACGGATGCCGAATTGGATTCGTTGATTGCCACTATCGCAGAACGTGAGAAGGCTGGTCGGGTTAAGTTGAGGGCTGTTTGATTTTGTTGACCTGCCCTGATTGTGGTGAGGAGTATCCTCCTCAGGTAACTGACTGGCTTTGTCCGATTTGTGGTGTGGATGATAAGAAGCAAATGGTGACGTTTGAATTGAGGGACTATGGCAACGACTAATGATGCGATGTTTGAGGCTTTGTCAGCCTCGTATCCGTCTGCCGGTCAAACCCTTGGTGATTTGCTGTATACGTTCTGGTCTGAGAAGGGCTTGCAGTATCGTGGGACGCTGGCATACCAGTGGCTCAAAGACGAGGGTGCCACAGGCACAACTCTTGGAGATTTGTACAATAGTTACTTTACAAGTACTTACGATATATCAATTTTTGATTACAACAACCCTGATGAGTGGCTAGAACTACAGATATTTGACCGTGCCGATACGGTTGAGCAACAGATATTTACTATTTAGGTAACGAAAGGTTATAAAGATATGGCAACATTCAGCAAACTAGCATTCCAAGCAACAACGATGACAACAGGCACGGGCCTTGCTGTCAAAGTTGCTGCTACCGCAACAGCAGGTACGACTGTTCACACAGCAGCAAACGTTGCTACTACGATTGATGAGATTTGGCTTTACGCTGTTAACTCGTCTGCAACCGATGTCAAGTTGACAATTGAGTGGGGCGAAGCAACTGCTCCTGAAGGCAACATTGAATACACAGTTAAGGCTGAGAACGGTTTGTATCTTATTGTTCCGGGTCTTGTGCTGCAGGGCAATGCAACTCCAAAGGTTGTTAAGGCTTTTGCTGCAACGGCAAACGTTATTTTGATTCACGGGTACGTCAACCGCATTACAGCGTAAGGTCATCGTAGATGCCTAGTTTTATTCGGAACACTAGTGGGGGTACAGCGGTTGGCGGTGGTGCTTTGGCACCACGCAGTCGGCGTGGCAATACCTTGCAGGCTGATGCTTATTGGCGTGGTGGTGTTTTGGATGAAGGTGCGTTTGAATCTATTGCTACTACAACTTTGAGTACCTCTACTGCAACAGTAACTTTTAGTTCTATTCCAGCAGGTTACAAACATTTGCAAATAAGAATGATGGCAAGAAGTGTGGCAGCACTCACATACTCAACGGTTTATGCTGCTTTTAATAGTGATACGGCATCAAACTATTATATTCACGATTTGTCAGGAAACGGTGCGTCTGCTAGTTCAACTGGTCGCTCTGACACTTCTGTCTATTTGCAGTTAATTACTGGTGCAAATGCAATAGCGAGCAATTTTGGTGTTATTGTTTGTGATGTTTTAGATTATGCAAACACAAATAAATATAAAACCATTTTATCTCTTGGTGGAATGGACAACAATGGAACTGGTACCCCTGCTGGTGAAGTGCATTTGCGGTCAGCAAACTGGCGTTCATTATCCGCAGTAAGTCAAATTGATTTAAATTCAGATGGCAATTTTGCCCAGTATTCATCCTTTGCTCTATACGGAATTAAGGGATAATCATGGCTGCAACATACGATGTCATCAGCACACAAACATTGGCATCTACTTCTGCAACAGTAACTCTCAGCAGTATTTCACAACTCTACACAGATTTGGTTCTTGTAACACAAAGTAGAGCATCAACTACTGGAACTTATGACACCGATATTGGCATCAGATTTAATGGTGACACATCTTTAGTTTATTCAAGAACAGCAATGTATGGAGAGGGTAGTAACGCCTCTTCTTTTAGGGCTACTGGCGAAGGTTGTATTTTTGGTGCTGTTCACCCTTTGAGCAGTGGTACTGCAAATGTGTGGGGAATTGCAAATTACAACATAATGAATTACTCGCAAGCAAACACATATAAAACCGTTCTTGTTCGTTCAAGTTGTAATGGTGCATCCGCAGATGATGTTCGTGCGCTTGTTGGATTGTGGAGAGGAACTCCAGCGGCAATTACTTCTTTATCTTTGATTCTTGCTTCGGGTGGAAGTTTTGCTATTGGTTCTACATTTACGCTCTACGGGATTAAGGCTGCATAATGGCTGCACATAATTTAATCTCCACTATCACCGTTGGTTCGGGTGGTTCGGCAACAATAGATTTTACAAACATCCCACAAACTTACACAGATTTACTTGTAGTTTCCTCATTAAGAACCGATGCTGCTGTGGGTTATCAAACCAGTCGTATGAAAATAAATGGCAGCACTTCAAATATGACTGTAAAAAATATGTACGGTGCTGGAGGGGGTCCAGGGTCTGCAACAATTACTACCTATTTGCTTGTTGGATATATAACTGGCAGTAGCGCAACAGCAAATGTTTTTAATAGCCAAAATACTTATATTCCAAATTATGCTGGCGCTACATACAAGAGTATAAGTTCTGAATCTACTGCCAACAACAACAGTACAACATTGTATGCAATGGATATTTCTGTTGGTTTGTGGAGTCAAACAGCAGCAATAACATCTCTTTCACTTTACCCTGAGTCGGGTTCGTGGGCACAGTATTCAACAGCATCTCTATACGGAATCAAAAACAGTTAGGAAAATAACATGGCAACAAAACTAGTAGTAAATTGTTCAACAGGTACAACAACCGAAGTGGAACTTACAGCAGAAGAAGTAGCACAGCGTGAAGTTGATTCGGCTGCCTATGCTACGGCTGAGGCTGCACGACAGGCTCAGGTAACGGCGAAGGCTTCTGCTAAAGCATCTGCAACTGCAAAGTTAAAGGCATTAGGTTTGTCTGATGCTGAGATTGAAGCACTCGTTTAGTCGTTGGCTGATATTTGCGCCAGTAGCAATCTTGGCGTTGTTTGCGCCGCAAGCCAACGCTGAACCCGTAGCAGGGCTACAAACTACCTATTACGCAATAGATATCGTACCTCCTACACGGTCAGATGACATCTATACCGTTTGCGGTAGTGAAGTGGAAAACAACATCAACCGTTCGTATGACGGTGAGCCGTACTTGGATTGTACAGGCGACTTGTTTATGGTTCACATGACAGGTTTCATCGAGATACCGGAACATGACACCATTGAGTTTTGGTTGGCATCAGATGACGGTGGCATTATTGATATTGGTGGCAACGAGTTGGGGTACTGGGGCGACCAAGGCTGTTCTGCCTATGAGTCTGGACAGATAGACATTAGTGCAGGCAGCCAGCCACTAGACCTTTGGGTGTACGAAAATGGCGGGTCAACGTGCATAATGTTGGCTTGGAATATCAACAGTCAGGGATGGACAATGGTTCCTGATGAAGCGTTCACTACTACAGTATCGGTTACGACCACAACCGATAGTCCAGTAACAACTATTCAGGAGACAACAACAACATGGACAACCACAACTTCATCCACGACTACAACGACGAGCACTTCTACTATTGCACCCTCTACGACTGTGCCTGTAACAAGCGTGTCAACTACTACGACACCTCAAACAACTTCCACATACCCACCAGAGCCGACAATGCCAGAGCTGCCAGCAACGGTTCCTCTGCCACAAATAGTTGAATTAGCTCCGCCAGAGACAGTGCTTCCCCCACCAGAAATTGAAACAGAACCATTTCCTCAGCCTAGTCCCGATGTTGTGCCCGACCCAATTTTGGAGGTTGTGGACACAATCCCTTTGCCACCTGACACAGTTGTTTTGCCGCCCGAGATTGAAAGTTTCCCATCAGATACTTTAGAACTGCCTTCTGAAACATACGCTACTATTGAGCCACCGCAAACTCTACCGTTTGTCGGTGAACTGCCAGAACCACCTGGCACAATTGAACTGCCACCTGATACCCTGCCAATTGAGTTGATTGCAGAACTACCACCTGAACTTGTTCAAGCCCTAGAAGATGCCAGTGAGGATGTGTCTTTGACTGAAGAACAGTTTGACATGGTTGTGGAATCTATTGCCGAACTAGATAAGGAAGAAGCGGTAGCACTGATTGAGCAAATCCTTGCTACCGCAGTAACACCAGACCAGGCAACAGAACTGGCTTCCAATCCTGATGTGCTTGCTGTTGTTACTTCAGAACAGGCAGAAGAAATCTTTGCCACTATTGATGTAACCGAATTAGATAACACTCAACTGGATGCTTTGGTTGAAGCAGTCCAGTCTGCACCTGTGAGCGTGCGTAAGGCGTTTGAAAAGACCATCAACATCTTTGATGACGGTTTGGGTGATTACGTCCCAACAGGCTCAAATATCCCCGTACACAGCCGTAGGACGCTTATAGCGGTTGCTGCTGGGGCAGCCACCGTTGCAGCAGGGCAACGAAGGCAGAAGTAACAGCCAGCACTATAGGTGTGAAGAAAATACTTTCTGAAATCCACGGTTTGACCTGGACTCTAGCCGGCACTGGAATGGTGCTGATTACGTTGTCAGGTTCTACGAGGGTTTTTGGTATTCAAATCACATTAGTAGCAATAGCCATTCACCTACTCGGTGCTATCTTTGGAGATACCAGTGAAAAATAATAATCAGTCAGTTGACCAGACCGCCAAGGGTGGTGTTTTGGGTATTGTTGTGTACTTGTGCGTGAAGTACAATGTTGATGCTGCTTTGACAGCAATGGCGATGCCATTGGTGGCTGCAGGATTGTCATGGGCTTCGACAAAGATTGGCGACCCAACTGTTGCATCGTTTATCGGGTCTAAGGCTTCACAGGGCAAGCCGTTGACTGTTAAGAAGGCTGCTAAGAAAAAGGTTGTCGTAAAGTAATGGCTGTTAAGAAGAAGTCAAAAGCAATTGAGCTTGGGCACACTCCACCTAAAGGTAGTAATACTGGTAGTCCTGGTGGCAATGCTCCTATTGCTGTTCGGGTTCGTGGAAAAGTAAAAGAAGACCTTGGACGTGGTGAATATTCAAGTCCTGATTGGGGTACTAATTTTCAGGATAGGACACCACCAGTTCGTGCTGTTCGTGCTCGTAATAATGGAAAACCTGTAGTGCCACGGTACAACGAGAGATTTGAAAATAAGTATCCTAAGAAGCCTCGCAAAATGGATATTAAGAATAAATAAATGGAACTTACAGACCTTCTCAATGAGAAGGAATGGCGCAAGTGTAAAGGTCCAGAGAATGCAACCACCGAAGAACTGGTGGCTGCGTTTTCCCATTTCTGCTCTAACTACTGGCACATCAGACATCCTGAGCGTGGTCGTATCAAGTTTGAGATGCGTGAAGCACAGATTGAAACTGTGCGCTGTTGGATTGATGACCGCTACACGATTGTTCTGAAAGCTCGCCAGATTGGATTCTCCACTCTGGCTGCCACATTTACCTTTTGGGAACAGTTCTTTTGGTCTGACCGATTTACGGTAATGCTTTCCCGTACAGAGCGTGAAGCAGCGAAGTTGCTACAGAAAACGAAGTACGGTTACAAGATGCTACCGAACTGGGTTCGGCAGCGTGGGCCCGACCTGCTGTCCGATAACCAATTGAAGATGGTGTTTGCTAACGACTCTGCGATTGAGTCATTACCCTCTGGTAATGACCCTGCTCGTGGAGAATCTGTGTATCGAGTGTTCATTGACGAGATGGCGTTTATTCCTAACGCTGCTGAAGCCTGGGCATCTATTGAACCGATTGCTGACGTGGGTGGACGTGTGAACTGTTTGAGTACAGCTAACGGCGAAGGGAATATATTCCATGAACTGTGGGTTGGTTCTCAAACAGGGACTAATCGTTTTACTGGAATCTTTTTTCCTTGGTCTGCTGGAGACCGTGACCAAGCATGGTACGACGCCAAGAAGGCAGACTTGCCTGATTGGCAGATGGCACAGGAATATCCTGATGACCCTGATGAAGCGTTTATCCGTTCTGGTCGTCCGGTCTTTGACCTTGAAGCGATACGACTGATTGAACCGATTGAACCTGACCGTGGATACTTGAAGTCTTCTCCTGGTAGGAACAGTTATGACTTTTATGAAGATGGTGGAGCTTTGGCTATTTGGGATTACCCCGCACGAGGTGAGACTTACGTTATTGGAGCAGACGTTGCAGAAGGTCTTGGGCATGGAGACTTTAGTGCTGCTCATGTGATTTCTGCTGACACTGGCATGGTTGTTGCACACTGGCATGGGCACGTAGACCCCGACATTTTTGGTGAAGAGGTCTTGAAAGAGATTGGGTATTATTACAATCGAGCTTTGATTGGTGTGGAATCAAACAACCACGGCTTGACTACCTTGAAGGGTTTGCAGAGGTCTGGCTACAGGAACATCTTTCGTCAGCGAAAGATGAACCATCGGAATCCACAGATTAGTGAAACGATGGGCTGGAGAACAACTGCTGTGTCAAAGCCTTTGGCTATTGACGAACTTAATGCTGCTATTCGTGACGAGAGTCTTTCTTTGTATGATGGCAAGACGATGGCCGAACTACGCACGTTTGTGCGTGAAGCCAACGGCAAGATGCATGGTTCTCCACATGATGACAGGGTGATGTCTTTGGCGATTACCAATCAGATGTTGAAATACGTTTGGTTGCCTGAATATCGGTCTGAGGATTCTCCAATGAAGAACACAATGGGTTGGTGGGAGAAGTACATAATTCGAGACATTAAGCCACAGAATGCACGAATTGGTTCTTTTAACACGACGTCCAGTACTTAGTAACGAATTGTCTTAATAGTTATGGAAGAATTTCGCTGTTTAGACTGCCTATCAACTTTTATGGAGGCAGAACTCCCTCGTAGGGGCTCTATTTGTTTTAAGTGCCACATCAAAGGCATTAAGTGGGGTTTTACTTATGGCAAAGAGGATTTTCATGGACCTACTGTTGTTGAGCGTCAGCGTGAGCAGATGCGACAAGCTGAGTCAGCTGGCATAAAGGCTGAACCAGTTGGGCAACGGTGGGTGTGACGTGGAACCAGTCTGGGTTCCCATTGTCGTCGCAATCCTCATGGGACCAGTTGTCGTCGTACTACAACGACTTCGAAAAGAAAATACCGACCAGCACAATGAAGGGCGCATTTTATTACGGCTCATTGGTAATAAGGTGGACAAAGTTGCTAGCAAAATTGATGGGCATATTGGTTGGCATGATGGTGTTAAAGACAGTGTTGGGAAAGAGGATTAATGGCTGAGAAGTACACTCTTGATTATTGTTTGAAAGTTTTGCTTGCGGACACCGTTGCAATGAAATTTACTGCTCATGGTTTTCATTGGAATGTTGAGGGACCTGATTTTGCACAGTATCACGAATTGTTTGAAACAATTTACGTTGATGTTGACTCTGCTATTGACCCTCTTGCCGAGAATATACGAAAACTGGATTGTTATGCTCCTTTTGCTTTGCAGCATTTTGCTGACTTGCAATCTGTTAAGCCTGTCACTGCTAAGCCTAATCCTTTGGATATGGCTACTGCTTTGTTTGCTATGAATGATGGTTTGATTAAACAGATTGATAAAGCATTCAAGGAAGCTACAAAAGCCAATGAGCAGGGTATTTGTAATTTTCTTGCTGACCGTGATAGTCAGCATAAAAAATGGAGATGGCAATTACGTTCGTCTATTAAGGGAGTTAAGTAATGGCTAGGACATCTAATCAAGAGCTGATTACTCGTTATCGCAAGAAGATTGACCAATCACGTCGTTGGCGAGAAGAAGAGAAATACGACGACCTTTGGCGTCGTATGATTGACATGTACCGTGGCAAGCATTATGTAAAGTCTTCAGAGAGTGACCAGTTGTTGGTCAATATTGCTTTTGCAACTATTAACGTTATTGCTCCTGGTGTGAGTGTTAACTATCCAAAGATTACGGTTAATGCTCGTAAGTCGGAGCAGGCTCCGAATGCAGTTGTGACTGAAGCGATTGTGAACTATTGGTGGAGACACTACGAGTGCCAGAAAGAGTTTCGTCGTGCTGTTAAGGACACATTGATTTGTGGTCATGGTTGGGTTAAGACTGGTTATCGTTTTGTTGAGAAGGATGTTGAACACGAAGTTTCTGACGAAGTTGCTGATGCGAGTCCTGAGTCAATAACTGAGTCTGCTCAGGTTATTACTGAAGACCGTCCTTTTGTAGAGCGTATTTCTCCCTTTGATGTTTTTGTGGATTCCGATTGTACATCGATGTCTGACATGCGTTGGATTGCTCAACGCATTCGTCGACCTCTGTCTGATGTCAAAAAGGACAAGCGATACAATTCGGTTGCTCGGAATGATGCACAACCTAGCCATTATTCTCGTTACGGATTAGAGGGTGTTCGTGGTCGTGATAAACCACGACCATCGGTTGAGCCAGAAGATACTTATGTTGAGATTTGGGAATACTATGACATTGATTCAGGCAAGATGTCTGTGTTTTGTGATGGTGGCGAGAAGTTTCTTGTGAATCCAACTGATATTCCATTTTCTTTTGGACATCCTTTTGTTATGATTCCAAACTACGAAGTACCTGATTATTTTTATCCAATGGGTGAACTTGAAGCCATTGAGCCTTTGCAGATGGAATTGAATCAGACTCGTACTCAGATGATGAACCATCGTAAACGGTTCTCTCGTAAGTGGTTGTACAAGGAGTCGGCATTTGATGCCGACGGTAGGTCTGCACTTGAATCGGACGAGGATAACGTCATGGTTCCTGTTATTTCGGAAGAGAGTATTGGCAGTGTTGTTGGTCCGATGCCGGCGGTTATTAGTCCACCAGAGTTTTACAATCAGTCTGAATTGATTTCTAGTGATATTGACCGTGTATCTGGTGTATCTGAATATCAGCGTGGTTCTTTGCCCGAGATTCGTCGTACAGCGACAGAAGCCGGTATTATTCAAGATGCCGCCAATGCTCGTTCATCGGACAAGCTTGCTTTGATTGAGCGTGCGATTGCAGAGGTTGCACGTCGATTGGTTGCTTTGGCTCAGGAGTTTATGACTGGCGAGGCTGCTGTGCGTGTTGCTGGAACTGGTGCTAAACAGGTTTGGTTGAATTTTGACCGTGACTATTTGCAGGGTGAGTTTGACTTTGAGGTTGAGGGTGGTTCTACTCAGCCCGTGAATGAGACTGTGAGACGTCAACAAGCTGTTCAGGTTGTTGACGCTATGGCACCGTTTGTTAATACTGGCATTATTGATATGGCAAAACTTGCTGGTTATCTTTTGACTTATGGTTTTGGTATTAAAGATGGTGGTTCTTTTATTGTGCCACCTCCACCACCTGAGCCTCCTGTTTCACCTGCGCCTGAACCACAGATGCCACCACAGGGAATGCCACCGCAAGGAATGCCTCCACAGATGCCACCACAGGGAATGCCACCGCAAGGAATGCCTCCACAGATGCCACCACAGGGAATGCCACAGGGCATGCCACCACAGGGCATGGGTGGTGGATTGCCACCAGAACTTGCATCACTGCCTCCTGAGGTATTGATGCAATTAATGCAACAGATGCAAGGTGGTCAGCAATTACCCCCTGGTACGCCGCCACAAATGTAACGATAAATATATAACTATAGAGCAACCCCTTGAAAGGACTCCATGAGTGAAGTAGTAAGCAATGAATCGGTGCAGGAAGTTGTCCCTGAGTTAGAAAGCGAAGGACAAACAGCTTTAGCAATTGAAGAAATTGAAAGTCTCAGCGAGCGTGAAATTGAATTGCTTCCTGTTGATGAGTTTGGGGACAAATATGTTTCCGTACAAGTTGATGGAAAAGAAGTTCAGGTTCCACTTAAAGAGGCGCTTTCTGGATACCAGCGTCAAGCGGATTATACCCGCAAGACACAGGAACTCAGTGAGCAACGGCGACAAGTACAGTTTGGTGGCGCATTGCAAGAAGCCTTGCAAAACGACCCAAAGGGTACTTTGGAATTGTTGAAACAGCATTACGGATTAGACGAGACACCTTTGACCAAAGAGGAAGAAGAACTCCAAGACCCGGTTGAGAAACAATACCGACAGTTAGAACAACGAGTGCAGGCTTTTGAACATCAAAAGGCTGCTGACGAGTTGGAGCGTACTGTTGCTTCGCTGCAAGCGAAATATGAGGACTTCGATGCAAATGAAGTTGTTTCTAAAGCTTTGGCTTTGGGTTCAACCAATTTGGAGGCTGTCTACAAACAAATTTCGTTTGACAAAGTGTACGAAGATGCGCAAGCCATTCGTCAAATCCGCTCTAAAGCGGCTACTGACGAACAGACCCGCACTAGTGCAAAACGTCAAGCGGGAGTTGTGAGTGGTGGTACAACATCGTCAAGTGCTGATGTTTCTGCTAAACCAATTACATCATTGCGAGAAGCATTTGAAGCTGCAAAGCGTCAACATGCTTAACGCTTAACTTAAGGAGATAAGAATATGGTCGCTGCGAACAGCAACTTTGACAATCTATTAACAACAACTCTTGCGAACTATCGCAAGACTCTCACGGACAACATTTTTACTGCACGTCCGTTGACTTACACTCTTATGGAAAAGGGTCGCATTCGTATGCTTAACGGCGGTACGAAAATTGTAGAGCCACTCATCTACGGACTCAACGGCACTGTTGGTTCGTACTCGGGTTACGACTCAATTTCGCTTGCTCCACAAGAAGGCATCTCTGCTGCAGAGTTTGAATGGCGTCAATACGCTGGCTCAATTTCAATCTCGGGTATTGAAGAAGCCAAGAACAACGGAGACCAGGAAATCATCAACTTGTTGGAAGCAAAAATCATGCAGGCTGAAGAGTCCATGCGTGAAGGTTTCAACACGATGTTCTTCGGTGACGGAACTGGTAACAGTTCAAAGAACTGGAACGGCCTTGGCAACTTGGTTGAGTCCGGCAACACTGTTGGTGGTATTGACTCAAGCACCTACACATGGTGGAAGTCATACGAAGAGAACACTGCAACTGCTTTGACTCTTGCTCAAATGGCAACTGCGTACAACACTGTTTCGGTTGGTAATGACCACCCAGACACATTGTTGACAACTCAGACTTTGTTTGAGAAGTACGAAGCATTGCTTCAACCAAACCTCCGTTACACGGACACCAAGACTGCAGATGCTGGATTCCAGAACCTGTTGTTCAAGGCTGCTCCTGTAATGTACGACACTGGTTGCACCCCTGGCGTGTTCTACTTCCTTAACAGCAAGTACATCACTTTGGTTGGTCACTCGGACAAGTGGTTCTCACAGACCGCATTTATTTCGCCAGAAGACACAGATGCACGTTATGCGCTCATCATGTGCTACGGCAACTTGACTGTACGTAACCGTGCCAAGCAAGGCAAACTGACCGCTAAGACAGCCTAAGTTCAACAACTAGAAAACAAGGAGAAATATTATGCCACTATTAGCAAATGATACAGATGGTGCTCTCACACGCAAGCGTGTAGAGACATGGGCGGCCCTTCGTGAG